TTATTTATTTCGAATAAAATTAAACTTTTTGTTTATTATAGATCTCCGAATAAAAAATAAATGGATGAAAAGGTTCTATGGAAATATATAAAAAAAAATACAAAATCTTCCTATACAGCATCTGAGGATGAGAATGGCAATTTGTATAATGATATATGTAATAAAGGGTTAGAAGAAGGACAAATTGCAATTAGAAATGGTGGTGAATACAATGGTTTTGGAATAAAAGCAGTAGAATATATACGACCTGTTTTGACAAATCTCAGAGTTTCAAAAGCCGTTAGAATGTTGTCAGAAGGAAATGTACAAGGTGCGATTGTTGTTTTAACGATTGCGGAAGAAGCAGGCAAAGAAGGAATCGGTTTGATGTATTCAGTATTAAAAAAATGGTTGGAAATCAATGAAATACCTGTTCCAGATGAATATGAAAAAAAAGCAATTCCTATTAAATCAAATAAAATAAAAGATTGGATCGAAGCGTATTCATATTCTCCCGTTCAAGGAAAATTTTCGGTTGCTTCTATCGGATTCAGTAAAAGTGGTAACCCTGTTGTCCCAGAGTCATGGCTTGGAAGAATTTTTAATGATGCATTTGAATTACACAAAGAAATGGATAAATTAGAATGGAGAAAAGGTAAGCCCCCGACAAGCTTTTGTGCAATTTATGTCATGGATATACAAGAAAGTAAAAAATGGCGAGCTCCATCAGAAATGATTGATTTAAATGTTAAAGTTGGTGTTTCCATTTTCCCTAAATTATCAAAGGATAAAAAAGAATTAATAGATTTGAATAGCTCTATACAAATATTGAATTCGAAAAAAGATTATAATAGTTGGTTGAATTCATTACCAAAAGATGCTAAAACATTTGATGTTAATACTACTGATGAAGAAACGAATGAAAAATTATTATTGGCATGTAATATCGATAACATCATTGAATCGATACCAAAATATGAAAAAAAACGTAATGTTGGACTATTAGTTTCAACATTGCAAAAATTAATCAGACGAGGACGCCGTTGTTCAAAAGTGCTGTATGAAACAATGAAAGAACTTTCTAAATCGCCAGGTTATAACCTTCCTGATCAGCAATTTCTTAGAGTCAATGCATGCAGACAATTAACGTGGCGTTTATATGTATCAACAATTGAGGATGTCAGTCCATATAATAAAAAAAACAGTGACAAATATTTGTCAATGAACGAAATTAGTTGCCTATCAATGCTTGCAAACCATTATCCTGATGTTCAATTTATAGAGCCAATTATTGATAAAATAATATTAACAGCTCTATCAGTTCAACATAATGACACAAAAGGTTCTAAATGGTCATTTCATAATGAAGAAACAGAAAAATTAGATTTGTCAGCTGATGCACGATATGAAAAAATCAAAGATAAAAACAACGAATCATTATTAATAAGTATGCAGATGTTATTATACGGTATGCCAGCAAGAGGAGGAGATTACGATATGATTAATAATGCTTTTAATTATATTAATGATGGTCATTATCAACCAAAACAATTAGAGTCGCTCTCATTGAATGAATTATTAAGTTATGCAAATGAAAAATCGGGATTATTGGGTTTGATGGCCGGTAGCGATCCCAACGGATATCACGGCCTGTTATTAATGATTCAAGCATCCCTTCCTTTTATACCATATAATAATAAGTCAACAACAAGGGGACTAGCAGGATTTTTATGGAATAATGCATCGGGTGTCAATGTCCGAGAACGTGATGAGATAATTACTTATCCGGATAAAGAAGATAAACAAATATTTGATCAAATTAACTTCATACAAGAGGATTTAGTCAAAAAGGATATATATATTAAAAGTATTAAATCTGCATTAAAAGATTTTAATCATTATATTGATGAACCTAAATATAAAAAAAATAATGAAATAATCAGCGAGTTAACATCGAGATTGGCCTTTATTTTGCTTTACGGACAAAAAATATCAATTAGTGTAAAAAATAAAAAATATGGAATTGTTGTAGCTGGTACAAAGGAAGCACCGTGTAAGGTGAAATCCATGTCTAATGATGAAAGTGAATATATGGAGGGAGAAATAAGAGACCAGGCAGAAAAAACATATATTGAAATGATTAATAAGAAACCGTTGGAGATAGAAGTACCTGTTCCGCCAAACGGTTACAAATGGATATTCGACAAAAGGAAGATAAAACTCAGTGCAAAATATATTAATAACAAGATCACATTTATCGTCGATAATTATGAAATTGAACCATTTGATACATCCAAAATTCTAATTAAATTATCTGATGTTGTAACGACAAAGCCTCATGACTATATTGAAAAACTAATTAATCAAGCATTATATATTAAAAATCATACGAAGATGTATAATGATTATGAGATTAATTTAGTCATGTATGCATTGTCCAAAGAGAAAAATGGCATTCTGTATGATTGGCATCAAATTGCGAAGAAATCAGATATACCGACTAACGTTTGGCGCTCAGTATATGTAAAATTATTTAGTTCATTTGATAATATATTAGAAGTTGGTCCTGTTGATAGTATGGGAAATAAATTACAAAATTCGATCAGTTATATGTATGAAGGTACAATATGGCGCGTTTTTAATTTATTGTCAGTCATATATCGAGGAACAGTAATAAATAAATCGAGTATTAAAGGTGCAAAATTTCAAATAAATACAACAACACCCGAATATATTGATCTTATTAATAAAGTTAAATCATTAATGGCACGACCATTATTAAAACCAAATGTTAAATTGCAGAAGACACAAATTGTTTCAAAACTATGGGAACATCAACAAAAAACTGCCAATCATATCGTTCATGCTATCACTGTTTTGGGACGTTCTGGTGTAGGGGATGCCTCTGCAACTGGTGCAGGAAAAACACTAACGGCTCTTGCAGTAATAAGTGCATTATATAATTATAATTTATCTCGCAATGATTTAGCATATCGTGGATTCCTTATTTTGTTACCAACAAGTTTCCTTTTTGAAACATGGATCAATGAAATACAAAAGCATGCAAAGGGTTTTCACATAGTAATACAAAACGCTAATGGTTCCCTCACTGACTATGAAGACAATAAAACTATTAAAGAATCAGATATTATGCAAAATACAATTTTAATTACCACGCTAGGCAGAACAAGAGAACATCCATTTGAGATACCATTTATTTTCGTCGTAATTGATGAATGTTTGAGTGTTCAAAACAAAAATGCTTTACAAACAGCAGAAGCATTTAAACAAATTGTCAGTTCACAATACAAGGCATTATTAATGAGCGCGTCATGGTTTAGATCGCGTTTTGATGGCCTAATCCTGATGTTAAAAATGTTAGGAACTAATTTACCTGAAAATAAACAATATCTCGATGCAATACTTAGCGAGAGTATCGTTTCTAATATTCCTATAACAAATCGAAAATGGGTAACGGTAAATAATCCATTTAAAATGTCCAAAGAGTTAAGAGAAAAATATGATACAATATTAGGACAAGATATCAATTCAGAAAGATTGTATTCAAAATTATTGAGTTTTTTACTCGATAACTTTGATTATATGGGATCATTCAGAAAAATAATTAAAGCAAGAGAGAAAGAGGGCCATAGATGTTTAATTTTTGGACGCAGTGTAACTGAAGCTAATGAAATGAGTAAAGAACTCGAAAATGTCACCAGGTTTCCTGATATTTCGGGAAAGCATGTTGTGACGACATTCCATGAAGCAGGTAAAGGTATAAACAACCTTGTAATGCTTGATGTAATAGTTACAAGAATAACGGACATAGACAGAATCATGCAAGCAAAAGGTAGATTAGATAGATATGGTCAGAAAGCAAATACATTATATGTTGATTATGTTTATGTCGACGAATCTGTTGATTCAGCTCATTTATTAAGGCTCCAGATAGCCAACGACTTCTACAACACTTATATTTTACCTCTTGGTGAGTACTTTTATGATCTTGCAGTGGGTAAAAAAAGTCCACAAAAAAATAAAAATAAATTAAATTGAGCTTCTTGTTATAATTTGTTCTTCAATATCCAATATTTTTTCGTACGAATTAACATCGAATTTGTCTTTGTTAATTGAAATTTGATGAAATAATTCTATCAATAATTTATTTATTTCGTTACTTTGCATTCTAACTATTAACGAATTTATTGTTTTACTCCTTTCATTCATTTTTATAATTTTTGACTCATGTTCTTTTTTTCTTTGTTCAATCACGCCTGGATCTTCTTTGAATGCAATCATCATATGTATAATCGTATTGTCAGTTACACCAATCTCATATAACGTTTGCGTATTGTCTTTTAATTCTTTCCTATTAAAAATTAATCGTTGTTGATAGATTGGTATTCCCTCTCTTTCTAAAATCATATTTTTGATTTGCCCTATTGTGTTATCTGTATCCATATCGAAATAAATTTCTCTCCCAGTTAACGATTTAACTGAAAATTTCATTTAAATAATCAAAATAATCAAAATAATTTAAGTAATAAAAAGTAATTTTTTGAGGTGATAAATAAATAATGATTTGATTTTTTGAAATTCAAATTTTATTGGCAATTACTACATTTTCCATCGATCCAATTCGGGTAATGTTCTCCACACTGTTGATAATATTCTTTACTTATTTTAACTATTTCTCTGACATAATTATCTACTTCATATTTTCTGTATTTTTTACTTCTTTCTTCTATTTTATCTTCATTATATGTAGAAAAATCTTTACTCACTGTAATTGTTTTTTCGATTGAGTCAACGATTTCAATAAATTTATCTTTCAAATCAGTCTCGTCATATTCTTCATATACTTTGTTATTATTATTGCAAACAATACCAACATCGTCATTGCACGGTTTTCTTTTCTTATAACAACTTGAACACAGGCCATAAACTTTATCAGTTGTATCCCATTTCATTAAATGTGCCATTTTATTTATTTGTTGAAAAGATGGGACACTATCCATCCAATCATCGCAGTCAAAGGCTATTTTTTTTGTAGCATTAATAATAGTAATACCATCTCCACCCATCTGAATTTTATATATAAATATTTTCTGATGCATTAATATTTTTATTTATTTGAATAAATTAAAATCAATTTTTTATTTTTATTTTATTAATTTTATTAACAATAAATGCATTTCCCATCAACCCAATTGGGAAAATGGTCTCCCCGCTGTTGATAGTATTCATCATTTGCTTCAATATATTTTTTTGTTGAATCAATAACTTCAAGATGTTTTTTTTCTAAATCAGTTTTGTTATATTCTATATGAACTTTATCAATGTTATTGCAAACAATTCCGATAGAAATACTACACGGCATTCTCCATTTACAACAACTTGAACATAGACCATAAATTTTATCTGTTTCATCCCATTTCATTAAGTGTGCCATCTTATTTATTTGTTCATAAGAAGGCACACTCCCCATCCAATCATCACAATCAAACGCTATCTTTTTTGTCACATTAATAATAGTTAATCTATCTCTTGCCCCCATTTATTTAAATTTAAACTTTATATTTTAATATTTATATACTTTTTTTAATATTTTAATATTCTACTGTAACTCCATAAATAAAAATCAATTTTATAAACATTTATTTGAAATGTTTTGCAAAAATCCTTGTAGGTTTTATAAACATTTATTTGAAATGTTTTGCAAAAATCCTTGTAGGTTTTATAAACATTTATTTGAAATGTTTTGCAAAATCCTTGTAGGTTTTATAAAATGGTGCATCTTGGTCCTTCTATATGTTCTCTCACTTTACGAACACCTTTTTTAAAAGCCATTGCTTGTGCTTCTAATTCGTCTGTTCGTCGATCCATTTCCTCTAATTTATCGCCTCTTCTCTCAACATCTGCTATATTCTGTCTATAAAAACTGTTATTTTGTACTTCTTCGACTTGGAATCTTACTTTTTCTACGTTTCTATCCATAATGCCTTATTTTATTATTAAAGTTTTAATACACAAAATTAATATAAACACAATCAATAAATCAAATAATCAATTTTTATGCACTATATAAACATAACCAGCTTATTAATGTTTTGCAAAAAAATCGG